TATTAGACGTAAATGGTGTAGCGACTAGTTTAATTTATACTGGTTCTACATATGGATGGAGATTAGGATAATGCCAATTAATTACTCGCTTCTTTTTGGAGATGCAGCTTCACAAACATTCCCAGCAACTGCGGCAGGAACATATACCTTATCTACACCTTTGGCGGCAGGACTATATGAAATCACAACTGACACTTCGCAATCCTCATTTACATTAGGTTTTGGAACAGATAGTGGTTATGTTTTTAATGGAACAATTAGAGGTGGCAAAGGATATATATCAGTTCCAACAAATTCTACAAAAATCGTTATTCCAGCAGGGATGACTTACCCAGCAAATATTAATATAAGACTTGGTTCGTATACAATGATGTCGGCTCCAACAGGAGTTTCTTTAACTCTAACTGGTGGAACAAACGGAACTATTGCATGGACAAATCCATCTGGATCAACGGATACAGTTGCATATTTCCGAAATGGCACTAGCACATCTTTGGCAACTACAACTTCTCCTAAAACTTCAGTTAATATCGGCGGTGCTACGCATAATAATTATGGTAATATTTTGCTGGTAAGCAAAGATGCTAACGGACTCCTTGGATTAGGAACAGAAGCTCAATCAAGTTCTACATTCAATATTGTAATTAATGGTGGAACAATAACACAATATTCATCTGGTGGAACAAATTATTTAGTAAATACTTTTACTGGTTCTGGAACATTAAATGTTTTATCAACATCAACAATTAGTTACTTAATAGTTGCAGGCGGCGGCGGAGGAGGAGGCCAAGGAGGAGGCGGAGGCGGAGGATTATTAACTGGAAGCGTTAGCGTTCCAGCAGGTTCATATGCAGTAACTGTTGGTTCTGGTGGTCTTGGACAATCTAGCAGCGCAAAAGGAGTTAATGGAGGCAATTCTGTTATAGCATTTCCTTCTACCCTTACAGCACCTGGAGGCGGAGGCGGCGGAACATATGCTGGAGTTACTAGCACATGGGTTCCTGGTGCAAATGGTGGCTGTGGCGGCGGCGGAGGAATGAGTTACTACGACACTGGATCACTTGCTGGTGGAACTGGAAATCCTGGTTATAATGGTGGCAATGGTCAAGAGTTTAATTACGCCAACTGGAAAGGCGCAGGCGGAGGCGGAGGAGGAATGGGTGGCGTAGGAGAAAGTGCAACTCAAGGAAATTCTGGTGATGGTGGAAATGGAAATGGTGGAGGACGCCCAGGTAATGGTGGTTTAAGCACAAACAATAGCATAAGAACTGGTTCTAATGTTGCGTATGCAGGAGGCGGCGGAGGATATAGTGGTGGAAATCCAACATATGGAAATAATAGAACTGGTGGCGGAGGTGGCGCAGGTGGATCAAGCACAGCAGGAACTGCAAACACTGGAGGCGGAGGCGGCGGAAATGCTGGTAATGGTGGTTCAGGAATCGTAGTAGTAAGGGTGGTAGTATAATGGCACATTTTGCAAGGTTAAATGAAAATAATATGGTAATTGATGTTATCGTAGTAGATAATAGTAATCTAATCGTTGATGGAATAGAATCAGAGCAGGCTGGCAAAGACTATATTGCTTCAATTGGTTTAGAAGGAACATGGATACAAACATCATATAATAATCAATTTAGAAAAATGTTTGCTGGATTTGGCAGCTTTTATGATGAAGAAAAAGATGAGTTTATACTTTTACAAGAAAAAACAAAATGGCTTTCTTTAGCAAATGAGTCTCAGGTTAATGATGTATCTAAGACATCAATTCTTGTAGACGGATTTCCAAGATCAGGAAATGTATACCTTTCATATCTATTAGGATTTGTATTTAAAGAATGCGATCAGTATACTGGATACAATTTTTTTCATAATAAAAAAAGTATTACGGAAGCTGTAAATAAGTTTGATATTGTTGTTGTTCCCGTAAGAACACCAGTAGACTCTATCAAGTCTACAATAATGTATTCAAATTTAGATCAATCAGACACACAGTCTATTTTTAGAGTTGCAACAGACAATCTAGCGTGGATGAAATTAATTCGTGATAATAAAAATAATATATGTGTGGTAGATTTTTCAACACTAATATCGGATCCTTTTGTAATTATAAATAAAATTGCAAAAAAAATAATGGTGCTTCCTTCTGAATTTACAAATCAAGAAGTAATTGATAGAATGAATGAAGAAAATATGTCTTATAACCTTCCAAATGATGTTACTTCAAATGCGGATATCGATTTAAGTAATCCGCTAATAGCTGAAGTTATAGAAGAGGCTACAGCAATTTATAACGAAATCATAGGTTAAAATGATTATACAAATTATAGGTCTACCTGGAAATGGCCGCCTTTGATTATTCTGGATGCAAAAATAAAAACACAATATATTTACAATAATTGTTAAATTTGCTACAATAAATACATGCGTTTTCATGTAATATCATTACCTCATACAAATACAACTTTAGAATTTACATCATGTGCATTTACTGAAAAGGTAAGACGTTTCTGCATGATGATGAAAGATATGGGACATGAAGTATTTTTATATGCTGGCGAATTTAATTCCGCCCCCGTTGATGAACATATTCCATGTATTTCCGAAACGGAAAGATTAGAAAGTCTAAACGGTAATCATTATACAGCTGGATCATTTGATTCATCTCTGTCTCATTGGGTTAAATATAATAACAAAGTAATTATAGAATTATCAAAGCGAATACAGCAAAAAGATTTTATATGTTTAATTGGCGGCTACGCCCAAAAATCAATTGCAGATTATTTCCCAAATCATATGTCTGTAGAATTTGGAATAGGATATCCAGGAACATTTGCTAAGTATAGAGTATTTGAATCATATGCTTGGATGCATAGTATTTATGCACAGCATAATCTTGCTTCCGCCGTCGATGGTAAATTCTTTGATGCTGTAATTCCAGGATATTTAGAACCACACATGTTCCCACTTCAAGAACAAAAGGAAGATTATTATCTTTTCATTGGCCGCCTAATTGAACGCAAAGGATATAGAATCGCACAAGAGGTTTGCCAAGCTTTAGGTAAGCGCCTAATTCTTGCAGGTGCTGGTCCACAAGATGGATATGGAGAATTTGTTGGGGCGGTAGGACCAGAAGAACGTGCAAAATTAATGGGAGGCGCAATAGCAGTATTTGCTCCAACTATATACATAGAACCATTTGGCAACATTGTGCCAGAGGCACATTTTTGCGGGACTCCTACAATTACAACAGACTGGGGCGCATTTACAGAAACAAATATAAATGGAGTTACTGGATATAGATGCAGAACTCTTGATGAATTTTGTAGGGCGGCAGAGGATGTAAAGAAATTAGATCCCAGAACTATATATGAGACGGCAAAGAATAAATATTCATTAGAAGCTATTGCTCCACAGTATGATAATTACTTCCGCCGCCTTTTAACCCTATGGGATAAAGGCTGGTACGAAAGGTCTTAGTGGTATAATTTAAAGATATGGGAACAACGGGCAAGGGTTTCAGATACCCACAATATTCAGACACACCAGACATTCCAAGAGATTTAAGTTATCTTGCGGCAGATGTTGATGCATACTTAACTGCACATCCTGGACCTACGGGCCCAACAGGCGCAACTGGCCCAACAGGTCCAACAGGCGCAACGGGCGCCACAGGCGCAACTGGAGTAACAGGCGCAACTGGCCCAACAGGCGCAACTGGTCCAACGGGCGTAACAGGCCCAACAGGAGCCACAGGCCCAACAGGCGAAACTGGACCAACTGGCGCTACTGGAGCAACTGGTGCAACTGGTGCGGGAATAGAAATACTTGGTTCATATGCAACACTTGGCGCCCTTCAAGCAGACCATCCAACTGGTAATGTTGGAGATGCATATTTAGTACAACAAGATTTATATATTTGGGATTCAGTAGGATCTGAATGGGATAATGCTGGGACAATTGCTGGACCACAAGGTGCAACAGGGCCAACTGGACCAACTGGCGCTACAGGCCCAACTGGCGTAACTGGTCCCACAGGCGTAACAGGCCCAACAGGAGCCACAGGCCCAACAGGCGAAACTGGACCAACTGGCGCTACTGGAGCAACAGGCGCAACTGGTTCATCTGGCGGAATAACTTTGACAGTAACAAATTCTGGATCTTCTGCTTATTTAATTAATGGATCAAGTAATCCAACATTATCTTTTATTAGAGGTCATCGCTATGTAATTAATGTTAATGCTGTAGGTCATCCATTCTGGATTCAAACAGTATCTGGAGCATATAGCTCTGGAAACATTTATAGTACTGGAATAACAAATGGCGGAACAGATAATGGAACAATTATATTTGAAGTTCCTTATGATGCACCACAACTTTATTATGTATGTCAATACCATGCATCTATGGCAGGATCTATTACAGTTTCAGATCTAGGTCCATCAGGCGCCTCTGGTTCTACTGGCCCAACGGGTGCTACAGGACCCACTGGTCCTACGGGAGCAACAGGTCCTACGGGAGCCACAGGAGCCACAGGAGTTACAGGTGCAACAGGGGCTACAAATTCTAATGCATATTTAAATGGAATGGTTACTGCATCAAATAGAATATTTTATAATACATCTGGCACAAATCCTACAGCACAAGCAGCAGGCGATATATTTATACATCATGAGGCCTAATCATGGTAAGCAAATTATATGATGGCTCTAACTGGAAAAATATAAACGGATTAAAATTATACAATGGTTCCGCCTGGAAAAATGCAGTAAGAGGTTGGATGTGGAATGGATCTGCATGGAAACAATGGTATCCAGAATATCCAATAAATACGGCGGCACCAACAGTATCTGGAACAGCTACACAAGGAAATACTCTTTCTTGTACAACAGGATCTTGGAACTCTAATCTAGCATACTCACCAGCGTCATACTCCTATCAGTGGAGACGTGGATCAAGCGACATATCTGGTGCAACTAGTTCTACATATAGCACAGTTGTTGCAGATGTTGGAAATGCAATATCTTGTAGAGTAACCGCAACAAATAATAGAGGATCTACCCCAGTAATATCTAGTAATTCAATTACTGTAACTAGTGCTGCTGTAACAAATGTTACAGCGCCAACTACTGGAGGTAGCACATTTTTAGGCGGAACAGCAACAGTTACAACAGGAACATGGAATGGTAATCCAAACTCTTATTCATATCAATGGTATAACGCAAGTAACGGAACAGCAATATCTGGAGCTACATCCTCATCACTAACAATCCCAGCATCTGTAGTTGGAGCATCTGTATGGTGTCTAGTTACTGCTACAAATACATCGACAGGATCTTCAGCTTCTGCATATAGCAGTTCATTTATTGCATTGCCAACGGTAACAGGTTTGTCAGTATCTGATTCAACAATTACCCCAGGAGCACCGTCTTCAGTTAGCGTAACAGTTACTGGACAAACAACTGCAAACGTATCTTGGGGAGCAGGAACAAACATATCTTTTTATGATGGATATTCATCTGTTGGAACTTTAACAAATAGAAATGATAGTACTAGAACTGCAAATGTTGTAAGCGGTACTGCAGGAACTTCCTTTACTGTTTTTATAAGATCTGCAAATTTTAATGGTCGTGTTACTGGAAGCTGGAATGCAATATCTGGATCACACACTACAGTTACATATTATATTTATGTAGATGGAAGTTTTATTACTACTACAACTTCTAATTCTTATACATATACAAAAGGAAATACTTCAGGAAGCACATCTTTTCAAGTGGTGGCATATGTGGGAGGCTCGCAAGGATCTTCACAATCAGGTTCTGTTAGTTTAACTACTAAGTATTCAGGATATACAAGTGGATCTGGAACTTTTCAATCTGCAGCAGTAGCGCCATCTACCCCAACAAATGGTGGAGGAACGTATCAGCTTCCTTCGTCTGGAAATAATTTTAATTATATAACAAATGCTACTTTCACATCTTCGTCTTCTGGAACAACTCCAATTACTTATAGTTGGACAGTGTATTCATCAGACTTTAATACTGGACCATGGTCTCTTAGAAATTCAGGAACACTTTCTTCTAGCAGCTTATCCACAACTTTAAATATTCCCCAGCAAGGATGGGATTCTGATTCGTATGGTTCGTGGGCACAATATAATGTAACTGCATCAAATAGCGCTGGAAGTAGCGGAACATTAACATGGGTGATTTAATGGATACCATAGATAAAATAAAAGTATTGTCTGCTAAAATAAATGCTATAGAAATAGGATTGGAATGGCTTGCTGAAAATAATTCAACTGGCCCTATACCAAATGGTAAGATGTCAACAGAGCAGCAAATCTCTGATTTGATATCTCAAAAAAATGCCTTACAACAAGAAGTTGATAGGCTAAATAATATATAGGAGGAATAATGGCAACATATACACAACTTACAGATGATGAAAAGGCTCAGATTAAGATTGCAGCAAAACGTAATCTTGAATATCAGATGTATGCTCTTGAGGTTGAAGTAATTGCAGAAAATGCAAAAACATCACCAGATGCAGCAAAGCTTTCTGATTTAGAGGATCAAATTGCTGAGAAACAAGCTCAAATAACAGCAATAAATTAATGTCATATAAAGCAGCAGTGCTATATGATTATCCTATAGCATATTATCCATTAGACGATCTAACAACAGTCGATCTAGTAGATAACTTTACTGCTTTTTTGGCACAATTTGCAACATACCAAGATGTATTAGATAACATATCTTCATATGCAAATATATATGGAGATGTTGCTTATGATCATTCAGGATGTGAAAATGATGGGAATTATATTGGAGATCCCGCCCCAGATTTAATACCACTTGTGGCGGGAAACAGTAGAGCAACCAATATAACAAATACCAACTCAATTATATATAATATTAACAATGACTATACTGCTACTGCAACAACTAGCCAATTTGGAACAGCGTCATCATCGGATAATGATTTTACAATAGAGTTCTGGTTCCACCCTCAAATTTCTTCAACTGATGAAATTCCTTTAGTAGGAGATTCGGCGGAAGACGTAGGAGTATTTTATCAAAAAGGAAATATAGTATTTAAACTAGATACAGATTCTGTAGAATATACATTGCCCTCTACAAATAAATCCTTTCATGTAGCCTCCGTTTATTCAGTTAACTCTGCATCAATTTATATAGATGGACAATTGGCAGCTACAAAAAGCTTAAATAATTTTGAGTTTACAAATACTAATTTAAATCTAATTACTGGGCCTACTCCTGACAGCTCAAATGTATTTTTAATAAATAGCGTAGCTATATATAGATACGGCTTATCTCAAAATCAAATTGCATATCATTTTGCACAAGGACAACCTTTGCCAGCTATTCAAATAGTAGATCCAGCAAATGGAGAATTGTTTGAAATGTATGATGATGAAATGTCCTCATTATATAAATTCCAATATCCTTATAGCAAAGGATGGGACGAATTAGTTACAACTGGCTTGACACATAACCTTACTTTAGATTGTCTTGAAATTACTCAAACGGATTCTGCAGCATCTAGTACTGTTACTATAAATGATTTTATTTCTATCCCTTCTTCCGCCACATTTGATTCGTCTAAAATTGAGTGGCATGGCGACAATGGAATTACTGTTCAGGCAAGCATAGATGGAGTAACCTATAACAATTGTATTAATGGACAACAGATACCAGGATATACATTAAATAGTTTTTCGTCGGCAGGAACAATATATTTGAGAATTATATTTACCTCTACAGATACAACAAGATATATTCCTAGGCTGTTTAACCTAGATATGCTTTTCTATAATAATCAAACCAGATATGCCTATAATGGAAATAGCTATATGACAACACTTGAAGAAGATGCTGGAATATCGGATTATAGAATTACTTTGGGCAAACTCCCATATGATATCCTTTCAAGAAATAGTAGAAATGGATTAAGGACAGTAGTTGATTCTGGATTTGAAATTACTACGACAAAGGGAGTTCAGACTTTAGAATTTTTCTACACCCCCGCCACTTTAACTGATAGTGGGCTAATTTCTACAACTGCCACAAATGGCTATGCCGCTTCAAATATATCTTGGCACAATTCGGGGGCGGTATCAAAAACCAATATCTCAGCAATATATGTAAATGGGGTAAATAAAACCTCACAGACAAATGTCTCAAATATATTTAGGGCAGGACAATTACACCACGTCCTCATAGTATTTGGGTCGGCGGTATCAAATGATATTAGATTTAATTATTCTGTATATGGATCAGTCTCAGCCCTATATCAATATATAGCCCTATATGAGACTGCATTTAATTCTACACAGGCGGCAGCCAATTATGACCTATATAGACGTAAACAAAGTTCCTCAATTACAGATTCTTCGACAACAACCATGACAGAAGATGGCGTTGAATCATATAATAATGACTGGATCGTAATCCAAAACGTATAATTTTGTCATATTGCCTGACAAAAAGCTGGACTTAAGCCCACAAAGGTGGTAAAATAAACATCTATGGACCTAAAAAGAACAAATGCCACTATGTCTCCAGAGGAAACTACCCTTGGAATCTATGTTTGGGAGATGCCTGATGGCAGATGGATTGGCGATGATGAAGGAAACTTCTTATCCGTAACGGCAATGAAAAACAATAGGGCCAAGATAGATATGCTAGCCAGAGAAGTTAGGTCATATGGAATCTATGAGGGGCAGCCAAAGTTTTTATCAGGGCGGAGAAAGATTGACGACGAGGAATTTGAATACCAGCAACAAAGATTAAAATGGGGCCTAGTTCCAGATCCGCTGGACATTGGCGTTTATAAAGAAGATACAAAAAAGGCGCAGAGGAAGAAATAAAATGGGAATGATAGAAGATAACAACGAAGAAATAGACACAGGTTTAAGGGCATTTACTGCCTCCGATTTTCATATACCATCAACAGTTATTACAAAAACAAATGATGTGTTTATGGCCTCTGGCGAAGAGCTACAGAAGATATCTGGATTGGGCTCTTCATTCCGCCGCAAACTAAGCAGAAATATTCAAAAGAGATTTGTGGGAATTGAAGGAACAGAGACACAACAGAATCTATTAGCACAAGCCATTACAGGCTATGCTATGTTTGATCTTATTGAGCCTCCATATAATCTTGAATACCTATCTCAGATATATGAAATATCTCCATACAACTATGCAGCAATTAATGCTAAAGTATCAAACGTAGTTGGACTTGGCTTTGACTTTATCGAAACCCGTAAAACAGTAGATGCTATTGATGAGATTGATAACGATGCACAATTAGAAAGAGCACGTCGTAAGCTTGATAGACTTCGCCAAGATCTACATGAGTGGCTAGAAGCTTGTAATGAAGAAGAAACATTCAAAGAGACCTTGATTAAATTCTACACAGATGTTGAAGCAACAGGAAATGGCTATCTAGAAATTTCAAGAACTACATCTGGCAAGGTAGGATATATTGGGCATATCCCTTCAAAGACAATGCGTGTACGCCGCCTAAGAGATGGCTTCATTCAATTGCTATACGGCAAGGCTGTATACTTTAGAAACTTTGGAGACCAGGAAACGCCAAATCCAATTTCGGACGGCAGCGATAGACCTAATGAGATTATCCATTTCAAGAAGTACACTCCACGCAATAACTATTACGGAATCCCAGATATTGTCGCAGCAGCAAATGCTATGGCAGGAAATGAATTTGCTGGAAAGTATAACTTAGACTATTTTGAAAACAAGGCGGTCCCAAGATATATCATCACAGTAAAGGGTGCTAAATTATCCCCAGAGTCCGAGAGAAAGCTTCTGGAATTTTTCCAGGTCGGTCTTAAAGGAAGAAATCACCGCTCACTATATATCCCACTTCCACCAGATTCCCCAGATTCTAAAACTGAATTTAAGATGGAACCAATTGAGGCGGGAACCCAAGAGTCCTCATTTAATGTATATCGTCAATCCAATAGAGACGAAATATTAATGGCTCACCGTGTTCCTATTTCTAAAATTGGAAGTCCTCAAGGAATTTCATTGGCAAATGCTCGTGATGCAGACAAGACATTTAAAGAGCAGGTATGCAAGCCAGTTCAGGAAATTCTAGAAAAGAAATTAAATAAATTAATTGAAGAAATGACTGACGCCCTGCAAATTAAATTTAATGAATTAAGTCTCACAGATGAGGATACCCAATCTAAGATCGATGAGAGATATTTAAGGATGCAGGTAATTACCCCTAATGAAATTAGAATTAGAAAGGGTATGGTTCCAAGGGACGGCGGAGACGAAGTAGTCCAATTAAAACCACAACAGCAGGCGGAAATAAGGGCCCAAGCTGGAAATACCAGAAATAGAACTCAAGAGAGGGAAAATAATTCACCCGATATTTCAGGGGAATCTAGAAATCCTCAAGGCGAAGGCAGACAGGTCGAGTAATACTACTCAACTGATTATTTGCCTTATATATAATAACGTTATAAAATTAAGCATATGAATATTGAGAAATCTCTATGGTCATCTAATGGCGACGACATCAGCCTATCCGTGCCATTCACGAAAGTCAATCGTGAGAAGCGCACAGTTTCTGGTTTTGCCACACTAGACAATCTTGATCAAACAGGAGATGTTGTAACAGCAGAAGCAAGCATTAAAGCATTCGAATCTTTCCGTGGAAATATTCGTGAAATGCACGGAAGCAATGCTGTTGGCAAAATGGTTTCATTCAAGCCAGAAACGTATTTTGACGCAAAGACTGGCGAATTTTTTAACGGAGTTTATGTAGACGCATACATTTCCAAAGGCGCACAAGATACATGGGAAAAGATTTTGGACGGAACCCTACAAGGATTTTCAATCGGCGGAAAGATTATTGACTCAGAAAATGAAGTTAATAAAGCAACAGGTAAGCCAGTAAGATTTATCAAAGACTATTCTCTTATGGAGCTATCAGTAGTTGATTCTCCAGCAAATGAACTTTGCAACATTTTGTCTATTCAAAAGAGTAATGGCAAATTAATGTTCAAGGGAATTGCAGCAGAGACAAAAGTAGAAAACATTTTTTATTGTGAAGATAGCGATTCTGTATTTATGTCAACAGATGCAGAATATACATCACCAGTTTCTGGAAAGCCAGCAGCTTTAATTGGTTGGGTAGAATCAAACGATGTAAACAAAGCAAAGGAAATAAATAGAATTCTTGATTTACATAAGTCAAGATTAACGTTGCCTGATACAAACACAATTGCAAAACAGGCAAACGCAGAAGGAGGTAATGAAGTGTCAGAAAATACAGAAAACGCAGTAGTTGAAGAAACTCCTGCAGTTGAAGAGACAGCACCTGCTGAAGTAGCAGCTGTTGAAGAAGCAGCTCCTGCCGAAGAGGCAGCACCTGCTGAAGACGCTTCTGCCGAAACTCTGGAAAAAGCAGCCGACGTATCAGAAGTTATGGTTGATG